CACTTATCTTTAATGCAAGATTAGATAATCCAAATGGATATTATATTGGAACTGGTCGAAACGCACTGAATGCAGGACCGATTACATTAGGTTCAACCATGACACTTGACGGTGCATGGGTTATCGTGTAGTATAGGAGAGTTATGGCAATTACATTTCATCCAGACGGAAGAGTTATGCACAATGGTGTTAATATAGCTCCAACACCTATGGTAGATCAATGGAGACTTAATACTGCTGTAGCTAAATCATCTGGCTTTTTTACAAGTGATTGGGAAAGGAATGATAGTGATTTTGCATATATAGGTGGTGGAATGTCAGAAAGTTCTGGAGTATTTACTTTTCCATTAACAGGTATATATCAAATTGATTTTCATATGGGTATGTATAAAGCCAATCAAAACGTTAGATATATGGGAGGTTATATTTACACTACAACGGATAACTCTAATTATAATGTTAGAGCAGATGGCTACGGAAGTGTTACTAGCTCTGCAAACTCATATACAAATAAAGATTTATCTATTATTTTTGATGTAACAAACACATCAACACATAAATGTAAATTTGCTGCGGATGCAGAATATCAAGTTGGTTATGATGGTAATAGTAGTCGAAATAGAACTTACGCAACTTTTATTAGACTTGCAGACACTTAATAAATAAGATTATGAAATACGACATTACACATGCATTACAAGCACTAAAACCAGGATCACAGTGGGTTCTTCGTGGAACGGAATACTCTGGTCTTGAATGGATGGATAGTGGGCAACAACCAACAAAACAAGAAATATTTGATAAGATTGCAGAACTTGATGCAGCAGAACCAATGAGATTATTGCGTATTGAAAGAGATAAAAAGATTGCACAGACAGATTGGAGAGTATTACCAGATCAAACACCCACAGATGATTGGATAAACTATCGTCAGGCACTTCGTGATTTACCTG